TCTATGATCATTGACATTGTCTGTTAAAAATAAATAAATAGTTTCAGAATTATTGTCTTTTAAATAACCTATAACTTCTAAGGCACCAATATTAGTTCCTGGAACTAAAGTGTTTCCTTTTACATTTTCTAATGCACCTATATCATCATCTTCAGATTTACCTACAGATATATTATTTGCATCTCTATACTCACCGTTAGGAATTAATCTATCATCTAAGTCCTTATTCATTTTGGACTTTAGAAAACTATTTTTAATTTCTGCCATGTTTAATATTTAATCCATTTAGATTGGTTTCTAAACACTTGAACTATTTGATCTAGTTTTATATTTGATAATCTTATCTTAGCATTTCTTAATTTAGCGCTTCTTTCTCTTTTAAATCTTTGTACAATATATTCTTGAACCCCTACACTAGTTGAAAGTATAGAATATAATATGTGAGAATATAAAGCTTCTTCAGCTAATTTAGGTATTTTAACATCTAAGTCATAAGCGTTACCATCAGATATGTATTCTAACACTATTAGCTTGTCTTTTAAGTCACTAGAAAAACCAAACTGACCTCTTCTGTCATCTATAACAAACCAGCCGTTTCTTTGGCTTGTAACAGGGTTTAAGCCATATCTTTGGCCTAATGCATTGTTATAATAGTTTTGCCAATATAAATCAGCTACATTATAATCGTTTAAAAATGCACCACTTAATTTTCTAGGATTATTATCGCTCCAAGCTTTTTCTGTTTGTGATGTACCTTCTAAATTAGAATCAAAATTGTCTTGTGTTGGTGAACCTGAATCATCTTGTACAGGATTCATGTAAGGTCTAAGTGTTAATTCATTAGCTGGATATATAGTGTGTTGAACACCCATTTGATCTATCCATGAAAACCTAACATAATTAACATAATCTTGAGGTATAGTTAAAGTTAAACTTAAAGGTACTGTTAACTCTTGTGAACGTACGCTTTTTAATGTGTCATAACTAAATTCTTGTAAACCACGTTTAGCGTGAAATATAACATCAGTTCTTTTTACACTAGGTATAAGTTTACCAGCTCCTACGTATGCTATTAAAAAATTATCAATTACATCATCAAGGCTAGTATACTCGTAATTACCGTAATTGTTTTCTATAGCAGATTCTACTAATTGTATTTTTACATACGTACCTAATGGTAAATAAGATTTTACAGTAACTATATTGTTAACCTCTGTGTATGGTTCTGCAAATTTAAACACTAATGGTGCATTTGCAGGTATTTGAATAGCTACAGCACATGTAAATGTTGTTGTAGATAAAACTTGAGTTACAGTTCCATATGTTTGTGTTCCTGCTGAGTTTTGTATTAACATACCAGCTGTAATGTTTACATTAGCAACTGTAATTGTTAAGGTTTGATTACCCACGACAACATTAGCGTTTACATTAATAGCTGTTGTTTGAGAACTATTAGGTGTTAATTCAGTCCAAGTTAAAGCATCTGGACTAGTAAATATATGAAAGTTGTTTAATCCATATTGTGCACTAGCTTTATCTGAACTACCATATATTAAATCAGTATTAAAAGTACTAGTAAATGTTTTACCTGCACCTGCTGCGTCTATATAAAACTGCTGAGCTCCAGCGTAGTATTGTCTATTAGTTTCGGTGATTAATCCACCATCTGGTCTAGGCATATTTTATTAACTTTTTTGATTCATTTCTTGTTGTTGCACTTGTGAAGCTGCAACTTGTACTATTTCAGGATCTCTAATTACAACACCAGCATATAATAATATTTTTAATATTAATTCAGTTTGTTCTGAACTATGTAATTCAAAGTTATTAGATGACGTAGGGCTAAATACATATTGATTTGTTCCTGTAAAATTCCATATAGGAGTAATTGGTTTTCTTAAATAGTTAACCGATATTCCACTTTGTATACTGGTAGGATAAACATTTATATAATTATTTTTATAAGTATATATTGGATATTTAGTAGAAGGTTTAGTAAGGTTAGATCCTAACAAATGATATAACTCACTTGAACCAACTCTTTGCAACTCTTGTATAGGTAAAGCTCCTGCAGAATAAATAACTGTTCCTAACCTGTAAAATTGTTTAGGATATATATTTATAACAATTATTTGCCCGGCAGTTGGTTGAGAGTTTAGAGTTAATGTTGCTCCGCTTAATGAAAAGTCGTTATTAGAAAGCTGAACATTATTTAAAAACACAACTGGTATACCACCAGAGTTTGATAAAGCTAAAGTATCTCCAGTTAATGTATATGTTAAACCAGGATTAGTTGCTGTAAATTGTTGACTCGAAGAAGAAAGTCCCGAGTATTGTGAAGGAATTTTAAAGCCACTTGTTGTATAAGTAGCTGGATCTATTTCTTTAAATATAGATATTTTTTCATCTATATTAATTTGTCTATCAGAATAATCTAAATCGACTTGCGGCACACGCAATTGCTGATTCATATCTTCAGCGTATTTTTCAAATATTTCTAATTGAACTTGACCACCTATTTTATTAAACTCAACAGGTGTCATATAACCTCTCTGCTCTTTATTTAGTATTAATAAAACGGTTTGATATACAGTGTTTACGTTTATTGCCATTTTAATATTTTAGTTAATAGTGTTAAGGGCCACAATAGTGACCCTTCACTATAATTATAGTCACATATTATTGTAACTTTTTATTTATTGTTTTGAAAACTTCTACACCTTCATCAGTTTTAAACCAAGCAGCTAAAGCTGAGTACGGTTGTTCATCAAAAGGTATTGTCATTAGTTTTCTATCATTAGTTCCCCAATGGAACGTTCTTTGATCTTGAGATATTTTAATTATTCCTTGTTCTACAGCTTTAATACCTACGTTTCTTAATCCAACGTTTTCATCATTAGCTATTGCTATAAATCCTGCTGGATTTTTCTTAGCCATTAAAAGTAAATCTCTTTTAATTTCTTTAGAACTCATTTCACTAACCGCAGATCCTTTTTCTACTCTTAACACAGACTCTGCTTGATCAATATCCATTTGTTTAGCGGCTAATAAAGCTTCTATTTCAAAGTTTATTTCTTCAATTTCATCAGTTGCTACAACCTCTGGTTTAAACTCTGCGTAAACATGGCCTTTTCTTGGGTGGTATAATGAAAGTAATTTTTGTAAATTTTGTTTTTGCTTTGGAACAAACAACATTCCTTCTTCAAATATAACGTGACCTAATGTAACCTCTCCTTTTTGCTCATCTACAAACGGTGAGTTTTGATTAGTTGCGTATCTTAATTCTCTTTGTTCACCTGTTGATTCATCAAAATGTAACAACGGGTATCTTCTTGAGTGTCTTGTTCCTAAAGTATATGTTAAAGGTGATACATTATTTGTTAAAAAATATGTTCTATCCTTGATCTCCCATTCAGGGGCTAATTTTTGTTTTGTCTTTGACATGATATAATATAATATAATTAATAAAAAAAATAAAGGGCTAGGCGCCGAAGCGCCTAACTCTTTAAAAGTAATTCTAGCTTTGGAATAACACGAAGTTATTAGCAGCTTGAGTAACTAAACATCTCTCTGATAACCAGTTTACGATCATCGAGTCAATTTCAGAAGTGTAAGCACCACCAGCAGTACCAGTGATCCAGTTTTTGTATCTTCTGTCATCTCCTTGAGAAGCTCTATATCTTACGTGTAAGAATGGTCTTCTAATGTTTGTACCTAAAATTTGGTCATAAACTGTAGAAGTTCCCGCAGGAATTAATACACCATCGATATTGTTTACAGCTACTGCACCTCTTGTTGAAGCGTCATTTAAGTATTTCCAGCTAGTTTTGTAGAAGTCATAAGAACCTCTTCTGAAACCAGAGAAACCTAAATTTAAAGCCATATCCTCAGAATTTTCAAATAAACCGTAAGCAGTTCCACCAGATTGTCCAGCAGAAATTTGGCTTAGCATGTCATCAAATTCTAAGTCTGTATCTCTATTTAAGAATAACATGTTTTCTTCAATAGCACCTTGTGTGTCAAGGTTTTTAAGTATTTGATCGAAATCAGAAATACCTGTAGCACCTTGGAATCCACTCATGATATTACCTCTATTAGTAATAGCTTGGAAAAGACCTTCAGTACCGTGAGCATTAATAGTAGCTGAGAATCCAGGTACGTTAGCTGCTTGAGCAACAAAACCACCATTAGCATCAGCTAGTTCACCTTCAACCATTGCCATTTCTAAGTAATCGTCAAAACGTAATCTTGTTTCAGACTCAGACTTTAAATACCATAAGTATCCTGATGTTCCATCTTCTGTAGCAACTTCTACCCATCCAATCTGTGCCATATCAGAACCATTGATTTCAAATCTATCTTTGATAATGATTGGTTGATTAGAGTATTGAGTAAATTGTGGCTGTACTGAGAAGTTTCCGCTTCCAGTTCCTTTAGCAAATAAAGAACCATAAACGAATATCTTTAATCCAGCAGCACCTGCAGCAGCAGCGATACCTAAAGTATCCCAGTTAGCAGCAGTAAATGGATAAGCAGTAACGTTAGTTAAAGCACCATTTGCAGCTACAGCACCTACAATACCTTTTAATGTAACACCAGTAGTTGGGTTCATTACAACGATAGTATCGTTAGGAGCAATTGCATTTTTAATAGAAGTTGCACCAACAGCAGCGTTAGTAGGTACACTGAAAACGAAAGTTCCAGCACCAGGTCCTGTTAGTGTACATCCTGTATAAGAGATGTGTAATCTATTTTGTTCAGACCAAATTACTTGATCAGATGTCATTGGCATTTCAGCGCCAACCATTTTTAAGAAACCAGATAAAGTTCTGTTTCCATATCTTTCTACCTCAGCTTCATATACTTCAGGTAAATACTGTTGTGCGAAATCATTTGCACCTGCAGCAGCAGTGTTAAACGCTAGGTAGTTATTAGCTAGCGGTAGTTGAGTTTGAGAAGGTACTATACTTCCAAACACCGGAGCGATTTGTCCCATAATTAATAATTGTTTTAGTTAAATTTTCTTGTTTTAATTTTCAATTTTGAAGAATCAAGACCACTGATCGATTTAACTTTTAATCCACCAATATAAACATCACTTGGAGCAGCAGCTCTAGCTTCATTGCTTATGTTTTTAGATTTAGCAGCAACATCTCTTATAGCATCGGCTTTGCCTTGCTCATAAAAATGTTGTGCAATAGTATCTGCATTTTCAGCGGCATACATAGCTTTATGATAACCTTGAACATCTGTTACATCTCCTTTGTCATTTAAGAACTTCTTAATTATATTAGAAATGTTTGATTGATTATCTGCAACTTCACTAGGGTTTTTAACTCCATATCTAAATTTCTTTTCTCCTAATTTAAAATCAAAACCTTTGAATTCATTAGTAAAATAATCTTTAGTATTAGATTTAAAAGTTTCATGCTGTTGCTGAGCTACATCTTGCTCTTCGTTGTAGCGATTGAAAAAATCCATAGCCTTTTTTTGTTCTTGAGTTACTCCGGGTCTCAACTTGATTTCGTCGTAATATTGACTCTTTAAACCATCTAAATGCTTGCGGGCTTTTGCAACCTCTTCTTTGTATGCAAGTTTCTTCTTACGAATATCTCTTGCTTCATCTAACTCTTCATCATACTTAAAATTATCTTCCATAAGGAAACTAATTTCTTCTGAATCTAAGTGAGATTTAGTCTGTTTATAATACTCTCTTAATAAAGTATCATTATCTACATTAGAATAATCAGCGTTTAATCTTACGTAATCTTCTAATGTTCCACCTGTTTCTTTCATAAAGTCTACAACTTTTTCGATGTTTTCAGGTAGATTAATATCTTGTTTAGGTAATTCATCAGATACTTTAGCCACTGGCTTTTCTGATGTTTGTACCATTTCTTCACCTATATTTATAACCTCTTCTTCTTCAGGTTTTTCTTCAATTATCTCTTCAATAACTGGTTTTACTTCTTCGGTGGACCGTACTTCTTCAGCCACTTCTTTGCTGTCGACACTGTTTTCTTGCTTTTCGACAACAACATCGCTATCATTTGTCTCTTGTGTTTGAATGGCATCTTGTTCTTCTATTTTAGGTTGTGATAAATCTACTTTTATAGGTTCATCATTTCTTGATAAATTTTTAGGTTTAAGCATTTTAGCTTTCACCTTAAGCTTTCCAGCTTTTTCTTGTGTTTGTGACATAATAAAATAATATAAAAATTAATAAAAAACTACGATAAGACAGGTAGTTCCATTGAGTTTTCAGCTTCAAAATCTGTAGGTTCAGAATCATTTTGTCTTTGACTAATCATTTGAGACTGTTGTGTAGCTTGAATTTTAGTTCGTTTATCTTTACGATCCTCTATTTGAGCTTCTTTTTTTGTGTTTGCATCTACATCCATTTGTTTAAGTTTCATATCGTACTCAAATTCTTGAGCCATTAATTGTAACTTAAGTTGGTTTTCAGTTTGCATTCTTTGAATTTCAAACTGGGATTTTGCTTGTTCTATTTGTGTTTGAGTTTGAGCTAAAGCTTCACTTTTCTGTACTTCTTGCATAGAAGCTCTTTCAGATGCTTCAGCGTTTGAATCAGCTTGCGCTTGTATATTAGCCATTTGAGCTTGTTGATCAGCTTCTTGCTTTTTAACTCTTTTGTATTTTAATACTTGATTAGCTAATGTTAAGTTTCTTATTTCTCTAATGTCAATAGCATCTTCAAGATATATTTGATTTTGTTGTAAAGCCATTTGAATATTTTGCTCAAGCATAGCTTTTTCTTCTTCTTCTGGTTCTAAATCTAAGTATATACCAAAATCATAAAGATGTAAATCATCTATTTCATGTAATGTTGCTACATTAAATTTACCTATTGCAGCTTTTAAAGCGTTGTTGGTTAAATCAAAATCAAGCATATCTGCTATTCTTAAAGATATGTTTTCACACGTTCTTAATGTTAGATATAAACTAGCATTTAAAATATGTTTAGTAGCTATATTAGAAGCATTGGCAGCCATTTTTTGCAATCCGACTAAAGCGTCCTTGTCTGGTAAACTGCCGTCTCGTGCTTCATTAAGACCTGTTACGTCTCTTATCATCTGTAAATAATACTGATAAGTATTAATTAGAGATGCTATTTTTCCATTAGCACTAGATGTTTGTAATTCTTGAATAGGTACTTTACCTCTATTAGGATCACCATCCTGTGTCAACGATCTACCAACTATACTACCAGTTTGGAAATACATATTTAACGCTTCCTGTGGATTATAATTAGTACCATTACCTAAATCAACTTCTGCTAAACCATCTACATCTACAAACACACCGTCTGGAACCATTCTAGCAATCACCTGTTGTAGCTTAAGTGATGTAAGCTGTATCATATCAGCAAAACCAGTTATACGTCCTACAAGTGAATCTATACGACCTTGATACATATGAGGCGCAACGATG